GCGCAGCACTCACACCAGAGGAATGGCGCGGTTACATCAAAGGCAATGTTATGAAATACTGCTGGCGCGAGAGGCTTAAGGCTGGCGACATTGACCTAGCCAAGGCTGCTTGGTATCTCACACACCTACACCAATGAAGCTCATTACCACGCAGGGCGACCTAGCCCATGCGCTACGCACCATTGCCCCAGCCATCAGCACCAGCAACAGCCACCCGATCTTGAGCTGCTGCCTGCTTGCCGCCGAAGGCGCAACCATGACCGTCACCGGCTTCAACCTGGACCTTGGCATCAGCGTCACGGTCCCCGCAGCTGTAGAGGCACCTGGCACCGTCGCGTTGCCGCACAGGCTGCTAGCGGGGCTTGTAAGCCGCTTTGAGGATGGCGAGGTGCTCACCCTGTCAGATGGCGCTCTGACGGCCTGTGGCGCGTCCTACGGCCTTGCAGCGATGGATGCTGAGGATTACCCCGCCATGCCGGTTGTAAAGGCACCTGGCGCTGAGCTATCGCTATCCGACGGTGTACGCGCCTGCCTGCCGTGTTGCAGTACAGACATCAGCAAGGCCATGCTCTCCGGCATTCACATGGCAGCCGGCTTCATGGAGGCCACTGACGGCCACCGGCTCATGCGTATCCCCGTAGCGCTGCCGGACGGCATTGACCTGGTGCTACCAGCCAGCACGATGAAACTGCTGCAGGACCGCACCGTCACCGTGGCAGCAGCAGCCGGTCAGGCCGTCATCGATGCCGGTGATGGCATCACCATCTACAGCCGCATCCTTGATGGCAAGTACCCCGACGTCGCAGCGCTGGTGCCCGCCAGCTTTGAGCACACCATGACCTTGGACCGGCATCGCTTTGCCCGGTGCCTGGAGCGTGTCGCGCTGATCGCAGAGGCGCACAACTCCGTGGTTAAGCTCACCGCCGGCGCAGGCGCACTGGCCATCACCGCCGAGGCCGATGCCAACAATGGCAAGGAGCTGATCACCTACGAAGGCACAGCAACCGGCGCATGGGCGTTCAACGTGCATTACCTGCTTGATGGGCTAAAGGCCATGCGGCAAGCAGAGACTGTTACAATGTCGGCCAATAGTGCAACAACGCCAGTCGTGCTGAGGCCGACTAGCATGACAGAGCAGACGTATCTCATCATGCCGATTCAAATCCGGGAGTAATACAATGGCGCACAAGTGCAACAATACAGAGTCAGAACAGCGCACAAATGCTGTCTATGACTTGCTCTTGCGCGCTCATAGTAGAAAGCAAATCATTCAATTTGCTGCGGAAAACTGGGGGATAGGTGATCGTCAAGTTGATTCTTACATTGCCCGCGCTCGTGAGTTGCTGTCTGCTGATGCCAAGCTAGAGCGGTCGCAGTGGCTAGAAGCTGCCATTGCACGAGCGATGGAATACGAGCGCCGCGCTGCTGAGAAAGATCAGCTCAATACCGCGCTGATTGCACTGGACAAGCAAGCCCGGCTGCTGCGGTTTGAGATGAGCTAGTTAATCTGCTTATATCGCAGGGTTAGCCATGGCACGCCGTTACGCACGAGACAACCGAGGCAGGTTCGCTCCAAAGGGCGCAGGCGCTACTGCTCGTGGCGGCCGGCTTAAGACTGCCAGCGGTAAGAAGCGTGCAACGCAGACCATGCAGGCATCAGCTGCACCTAAAGGCACCATCGGCAAGCCCAAGGGGCTCAAGCCAGGGGCGATTAAAGCCAAGCCTCAGGTTTCATCTGCACGCCAAGCGGCAACAGACCGATTGAAAATAAAAACAGAGACCAGGCGCAAGCTCAGGACTGATCGCGCTTCCGTCATTCCTGCAACGCCAAAAGGTCCAAAGACAATGCAGTCGCAACGTGTCGGCGGCACTATTTCCAAGTCCACTGCAAGAACCAAAGGCAACGAGCCCGCCAAGGTTGCAAAGCGTGTTAATCGTAAAGTTGTTAGCACCGACAAAATGCTGGCACGCAATCTTCAGTTGCGCAGCAAAGGGCAATTGGTTGATGGCAAGAGCGATGTACGGCTTTTGAAGCGCAGCATTACATTAAAAAAAGCGCAAAACTTTTTGGCTACAGGCAAGGTGGCGCGTGATAACTCAATGGCAGCTCAGCGCAATTTGCGTGAAGCAAAAGACCGCCTTGCTGCCAAGAATGCAAGCCGCGCTGCTGCAGCCAAACCAACAACGCAAAAGGAGCGCTGGGCAGCGCGATCTGCAATGCTTAGCAATGCCGCAGCAAAAAATGAAACTAGGGCGGCATCTCTTTTTAATGCTGCCAACACCGCTGGCAACACTGCTTTTAATACGCAGCCAGGTCGCTTGGCTGGTCGAGCAAGAATGAATGCTCAGACAGAGCGCTCTTTTAGGCTGCAAGAAAAAGCTGCGCAACAACGCTCTAGGGCGGCGAATCTGCAGCGAATGGCAACGACCAATAAAGGGGACGCGGCTAAGGGCAGGACTTCAAAGGCTGAAGCTGTTAAGGCATCTCACAAAGGCCTTAAAAAGGGAGATAAAATCGTTGGCACCCTTTACGGTGAGCGCGAAGTTGTCAAGGTGAACGCAAAAAGCGTCACAGTGAAAGGCGGCGTTAAAAACTTTACAATTCCTTGGGAATTTATTCAGCCGAAGCGCTAGAGTTGACACGACACCACGTCACACCATGGAAGACTTCCTCGCTGCAGTCGCTCAAGCCATGAACGACTCTGAGCTGACAGCCGTTGAGCTGATCGGCTGTTTAGAGTTCGCCAAGGCTGAGTTGATGGAATCACTGTTCAACGCTGAAGAAGAATGAAACCTACTGTTACAGCCGTTGGTCGGCTGCTTAAGCCAAAAGGTGACGAGCCGCGCATCCTACACAGGATTGCTGTTCAGCCTGATGGCAGCGTTAAGACTGTTGTCCGCAAGATTCTGTGAGCATCGTCAGCGGCATCTGCGAACCAGTGCCGCTGCTTGCATTCATGCAGCAGCAGACGCCTGAGGATACGGGTGACTTAGTTGCCCGCATCCGCGCTGACCTGCACCCTGGCCAGCTTGCGTTTGTGGATGACACCGCAACGCAGATCCTTGGCATCTCGGCTGGCTACGGCGCGGGTAAGACCAGGGCATTGTGCGCTAAAGCCGTGATGCTGGCAGCGGTCAATCAGGGTTTTATTGGCTGCGTGATGGAGCCGACCGGACCGCTGATCCGGGACATCTGGCAGACGGACTTCGAGGCGTTTCTAGAGGCGTACGACATCCCGTACACCTTCAGGGCTAGCCCGCTGCCTGAGTACATGCTGCACCTGCCAGGCGGTGACACCAAGATCCTTTGCCGCAGCTTTGAAAACTGGAGCCGCATCATCGGCCTGAACCTTGCCTGGGTGCTGGCTGACGAGATCGACACCGTGACGCCCAGCATTGCCAACAAGGCATTTCCGAAGATCCTTGGCCGACTCCGCAGCGGCAATGTCCGGCAGTTTGGCGCAGCATCCACGCCAGAGGGGTTCCGCTGGATGTGGAACACATTCGGTAGCGACGAGGCAAAGCAGCGGCCAGACCGGCAGCTCATCAAGATGCGCACCGTTGACAACCCGCACCTGCCACCGGACTTCATCGAGCGGCTGGAAGCCAACTACGACCCAAGCCTGCTGCGGGCGTACCTCGACGGCGAATTCGTCAACCTGACAACCGGGCAGGTGTATGACAGGTTCGACCGGGCGAAGCATGTGGTCAGCGAGCTGCCGGATACTGACCGCGAGCCGCTGAGGGTTGGCGTTGACTTCAACGTTGGCAACATGTCGGCGGTGATCGCTATCAGGCTTGGCAGCAGCCTGTTGGTGATTGATGAGATTAGCGGCGCCCACGACACCGACGCACTGGCGCAGGAGGTGGTCAGGCGCTACCCCGATAGGCGGATGTACGCCTACCCAGATGCCAGCGGCGGCAACCGCAGCACCAACGCAAGCCAGACCGATGTGCAGATCCTTGAGAGCTATGGCATGTCCAACCAGTCACCGCGAGCAAATCCTCCCGTTCGTGATCGGGTGGCTGCTGTTCAGGCTTTGCTGGAAAACGGCAAAGGGCAGGTCAGGTTGCAGGTGTCAGAAACTTGCAAGCGGGTCATCGAATGCTTAGAGCTGCAGTGCTACACCGACAAGGGCGAGCCGGACAAGGACGCGGGCTTTGACCACATGAACGACGCGCTCGGCTACCTGGTGTGGCGCGAGTTCAACCCGCTGCACGCTGGCGCTGGCCGGAGTACGGGCATTCGGCTCTACTAGGGTTGACCACGGCGGCAAACGCTGGTATCTTTTGCTCACGGCCAGCCGGCCGCCCACCTACCATCCCAACCATGACCACCAACCCCTGGCTCAATCGCTTCGCAGCCCTGACGCTGCTGTTCATGATGTACGGCGTTGGCATCAGCGTCGGCCGTGACCAGGCCGTGCAGGCGCATCACAACCACCCGGCCTGCCATCAGGGGCTGAAGCCGTAAACTGACACCATTGTCAGCTGTTAGCGGTCGTGTATAGCGGGTACAACTTCTACGACCGGCCGCTAGCGCAGCGCACCGTATCGAAGGTCAACGACCCTAATACAAGCTGGTACGCGCAAGAGCCGCACTGGATCTTGATTGAAGACCTGCTGCAGGGCACCTACGGCATGCGCAAAAAGCATCGCCGTTACCTGCCGCAAGAACCACGCGAGCTAGACGAGTCCTACGACAACCGCCTAGCCCGTAGCGTCTGCCCGCCGTATTACATCCGCCTTGAGCGCATGTTGGCCGGCATGCTGACCCGCAAGCCCGTCCGACTGGATGACACCGCTGACGTCATCCGCGAGCAACTATTCGACGTAGACCTGCAAGGCAATGACCTCAATGTCTGGACCTATGAAGCAGCCCGCAAAATGGTCCGTTATGGCCACATTGGTACATTGGTG